GGTTGAATCAATAGCTTGATCATGTTGTTCTGTTTGTATTCCATCAATAATTTCTTCTGAGGCTACAGGAATAACAGGGGTAGGAACTGAAATATTATCAGGGAGGGAAGTTTCTTGAGCAGAAGGACCAGCGCCAGCTGATTCGTCCATCTGTTGAACTGCAAAGGGATCAAAATTTTTATCTTTCCAAATTACAAAGCCAGAATCACCTGAAGTAAATTCGTCGACAAAACGAGATTCAGAATCAATTATCACCAATTTGAAAAGAAGAGTTTCATTAGAACTAACATCGTAAATGGTACGACGTGCTCCATCACAACATCCGCATGGGTAGCCATCCACCCATTCATCAGAAATTTTAAGATTACAGAATATTTTATCTACAACTACTTTCTGATATACAGCAGTTACTTGTTCTAAATATTTTTGCGAATCTTCCGCTATTCTTAATAAAACATCTTTCTTATCACTATAATGAATTACATTTTCTTCTAAAACTTTCATTAGTCCTTCAAGATCATCTGTTAATCTACGCATAGCATAATCATGGATAGGATTTTCAATTTCTATAGTAGAAGGAACAGAATTTTTAATAATTGGTTTACTTGAAATTTTATTTTTAGAAGTTATGCTAGTTTTAACATTATTAACAAAATCATAAAACACAATATGAATATAGGGAGAATAATTTAGAATAGTTAATTGACTATTATCTTCAAAAGGTTTTAAATCAATTCCTTTGAATAAGTCCATGACTTTACGATATTCATTGGGAAATACTTTATAATTACTACATAAATTAACGCCATGATATGGTTTTTCTTTAATTTCAACAGGAGTTTCAATACTAGTAATTGTACCAAAAGGAGAATCAAAACGAATTACATAATTTCCTTCGGATAAAACATATCTAGAAAATGAAGATCTATCCGCGTAATGAATTTCAGCAGGGGTTATAATATAACAATCACGGGTATAATACTCACCTTTAAGGTGAGCAATATAATATGGGGATTCATTTAATCTAACCAGAAATTTATCTAGAGAAGCTAAATTCATATCTTTACAAGTTGGCATTGGTTCAATTTCATAAGGAGGTAAAATTTCCTCTTCTAAAGGGCAGGGAGTATTGTCATAATGACGATATTTACATTCCTTGTGGAAAGGGGGGAGAAATACGAGTTGTCCGAGTTCATTAGTCTTAAGAAGTTCCGAGTCAACAAACAGAGAATCTCCATCTGTATAGGTAGGGAAATTGAATTCCTTTTCGATTTCGCACAAAGTGCCTGAAGATATTTCTACGTAAGTACGAGACATATTTTATTTAATCACTAGTCAAAACAGGCTGTGATACCAGTCCGAGTCGCTTAAAAAGGCGTGCTCGATCTTCGTGGTAAAAGAAGAAAGGATTCTCCACATAATTACGAAGGTATGGTGAGCGTTTTACTGCCTGTTTTATGGCCGAGGTGAAAGTTGTATAGTATTCACGATTGTGAGTAGCTGCTTCTAAAAGAGCTTCGTCTAATTGGACCATAATAGTAAGCTTATCATCAGACTGAATGTTGGTATAGTTAAACTGTTGTTCAATGGATTCAGTCTTCAAAGGAGCAAGATACACGCCTCCGGTTAGTTTTAAGAACGAACGCTGAAGAAATTTGATTTGATCTAGTGGTTTCATGTCGCTAGTAGTGCCATCTTTTTCTATATTAGTATATTCTTGGCCTAATTCATACATGATTGGAGCTACTGCATT